AAAAAAGGTTCAATTACAAAAAATTAAAAAAAAAACACTATATTCAAAAATAATAAGAAGCATAATATATATTATGGTTCATTTTAACACTAAAATAATTTACTAATGGAAATTAAAAATACAGAATTCAAAACAGAAGACCAAAAAAAGCAAGACGAAACGATACGAAAAATAGTACTATCGCACTGCGTAGCTTGCCACCAACAATTAGATTTACTACAGTTAAGACTAATAAACTTCGACGACTTAATAAAAGGCGTCATAGATACAATTAAAACAACAAAAAACTTGTTAGACCAACAAGAAATCAAAAAAGACGACCAAAAACCTAAACTTAAAAAAGTATAATGGGACCACTTACACCAGCATTAATAACAGGACTAGGTTCACTAGCAAGCACATTTCTAGGAAATATAGGCTCAAAAAGCCGTCAAAAACTAGCAGATAAACAAAACGTAGAGTTTTGGAAAATGCAAAACCAATACAACCTACCTAAAAATCAAATGCAAAGGCTAAAAGATGCGGGATTAAATCCCAATCTTATATATGGCTCGTCACCAGCTGGAGCTTCAGGCTCCGCTGGTTCAATAGCTCCCTCAAAGGCAGCACCTTACAACTTTCAAAACCCTGTACCACCTTCAAACTTGTTAGTAGCATCTCAAGTAGAACTTAATAAAACTCAAGCGACTAAAAATTTAGCTGACTCAGCTAAATCTGGCGCAGAAAAAGCTAAAATAAATGCACTACTTGGAGACCAAGTAAAACAATTACAAATAGGCAACGATATAGCAAATATCAAATTAGAAGTAACAGGAAAAACCAAACAATCTCAAATAAATCAGATTGTAGCAAACTCAAATATAGCCGAACTAGGCGCAGTTGTAAAACAAACAGAAGCCGATTACGCTAAAAGAGGCTTAAAGATGGACACTATAGGTCAACTAATGACCTCATTAAACTTAAGTCCTATAAACTCAGAAGATCAAAAAATTATAAAAGCTCTTATCGGAGCTTGGTATGCAGGAGGTATGTTAAAAAACATACTAACCCCTGCCCTAGCCGGTAAAGCTCAAAAATTCATAAATAAATAAAACTATGTCAATATTTTCAAAGGTAGCAATGCCAAAACCAGCGTCGAATACTTTCGACCTATCACACGATAGAAAATTCTCCATGAAACTTGGAGAAATCACACCAATATTAATAAACGAATGCGTTCCAGGCGACAAATTTAACATATCATCAACAAACCTATTAAGGTTTGCACCATTAATCGCACCAGTAATGCACCAATCAAGCGTATATATACACTTCTTCTTTGTACCAAACAGAATATTATGGAACAACTGGGAAGACTTTATATCAGGCGGAGAAGACGGATTAGCAGACCCAGCATTCCCAGTAATAAAACCAAATGCAACAATAGCAACAGGTTCACTACTAGATTACTTAGGATTACCAACAGGACAAGCAACAGGCACAGATACATTCAATGCTTTACCAATATTAGCATATAACAAAATTTATAACGACTATTACAGAGACCAAAATATGGTCCCAGTTAAACTTACAGAAGACGCATCTAACGGAGAACAAACTTTAACAGATGTAACAAATCCCCAAATGCAAAAAAGAGCATGGCAACATGATTACTTTACCTCAGCTTTACCATGGACACAAAAAGGACCAGAAGCAACAATACCTATAGGTTCATCAGCTCCATTAAGATACGTAGACGTATTACCAGGCGGAGACGATTGGACTAGATTAAAGTCCTTACCCTCAGCTGGAGGCGGAGCATTAGAAGAAAACGGAAATATTAGGTCAGATAATCAAGGAAGATTATCAACACCAGATGGTTTAACAAGCATGGGTATAGACGTATCAGCTAATCACGATGTAGACTTATCATCAGCTACAGCATCATCAATAAACGATTTAAGAAGAGCATTTAGATTACAAGAATGGCTGGAAAGAAACGCTCGAGGCGGTTCAAGATATATAGAAATTATAATGGCACACTTTGGAGTAAAATCATCAGACTCAAGATTACAAAGACCTGAGTTCCTGGGCGGAAGTGCAACACCAGTAACCATTAGCGAAGTTCTGCAGACCTCGAACACTGCAAACGCTACCGACCCAACACCTCAGGCAACAATGGCTGGACACGGTGTAGCAGTAGGCTCATCCAATAAAGTATCATATTTCTGCGAAGAACACGGATTTATAATGGGCCTAATGACAGTAATGCCAAAATCAGCATATCAACAAGGCGTACCAAAACTTTGGAAGAAATTCGACAAATTCGATTATTTCTGGCCTGCATTCCAATCAATTGGAGAACAACCAATCTATAACGAAGAAGTATATTTCGATTCAACAGACGGACTAAACGATGACGTATTTGGATATACACCAAGATACGCAGAGTATAAATACATAAATTCATCAGTACACGGAGAATTCAGAACAACTCTAAATTTCTGGCACATGGGCAGAATATTTAACTCAAGACCATCATTAAACCAGGACTTTATAGAAATGGACAATACAGACGTAGAAAGAGTTTTTGCAGTCAATCAAGACGCAGAAAACCTTTATGTCTACTTACATAACAATATCATGGCAACAAGACCAATGGTATACTTTGGAACACCAACAATTTAAAAATAGAAATTATGCCTTACAGTAAAAGAAAACCAATTAAAAAAATGCGAAGCATAGGCTTTAAAAAAAGACTAAAACTTCAAAAAAAGAAAAGTAATAAATACAATTCTTTCCGAATCGCAAGAGGAGGAATAAGACTTTAAAAATAAGTCAATACATATGGCACAGTGCATAACACCTGGAAACAGAACACAAGAATACAAAGATTATAACGGTAGAAACCGAACAATAAACTACCCTTGTGGAAAATGCGTAACATGCCTAAAAAGAAGGTCATCTCAATGGTCATTTAGATTAAGTCAGGAAGCCCAAGCTTCATCTTCAGCTTCCTTTCTTACTTTAACATACGCTAGAGCACCAATATCCGAAAACGGATTTCCAACACTTGTAAAAAAAGACTTTCAACTCTTTATGAAGAGACTAAGAAAAAAATGTCCTTTATATAAACTAAAATACTACGCGTGCGGAGAATACGGGACACAAACATTTAGACCACATTACCACGCTATAGTCTTTAACTTACCACACAGAATAATATCAAAACCCCAAATCATAACTGATTTATGGGGACACGGTCATACAATGACTACACATTCAAATGATTTAACAATCAATTATGTATCAGGATACATAATGAAAGATAATATTAAACCACAAACAAAATGGGATGATAGACATAGGGAATTTTCCCTAATGTCAAAACGTATGGGACTCTCCTACCTTACACCACAAATGATAAAATTCTATAGAGACAGAGAATTAACAGCAATACAAAAAGAAAACGGGCATTTTATATCAATGCCCAGATACTATAAAGAAAAAATATTTGATAAACATCAATTAAAAAAAATCTATACAGATTTATTAAACCACATGGAATATGTGGAAAAAGAACCTGTCAAAATAAGACAGATTATAAATAAACATAAAAGAGAATTAAAAACTAAAAGACTTACAATATGAAAACAAAACCTATAAAAGTATATACTTGGTTATCTAAACAACCAAAACCAACAAAGAAAATGTCAACAGAAAAGTTGACTCAACCTGACCAAACTAAATCAATTCGTGATTTATTAGACAACCATTCACGCGGCATACCTTTAGGAATAAAAGAAAGAAAAGGAGAATACTTTGATACACCAATACCACGCTTTGACGATTTAACAGATATGTTAGAATACAAAGCTCAACTTATGGATAGAAACAAAGACTTAAATAAACAAATTAAAGCAGAAAAACAAGCTGCTTTAGACAAACTTAAAAAAATACCAGCAGAAGTGCCAGAAGATTTACAATCTTCGCCTTCTCTGGAGCTGTCGGCAGACAAATAAATTGGAACAATTTAACAGCACTAATATCATACTTGATATATTAGTGCTAATTGACACCAATAAAAAGTAAATG